TTCGACGACATTCCTTTTTGTCACTTCTGCCCGGACCCAGAGCCCCATGCATTTTTTGGAACATCGATCGCTGATGTTACGATGGACATACAGCGCATCAAGAGCTCTGTGCTGCGAGCAAGCCTTGACTCGTTAGCTATGTCCACCCATCCCCGGGTTGGCATTGTAGAGGGCCAGGCGAGCTTAGAAGACGTGATGAACGTCGAAGCCGGCGGCATTATTCGTATGCGATCGCCAGGCGCTGTGATCCCTTTCAACTTGCCTTATGTCGGCAAGGAAGCCTTCCCCATGATGCAGTATCTCGACGAGATGCGCGAGAATCGAACGGGGGTAAGCAAGGCTGCAGATGGCTTGGCGCCCGAGGCCTTGCAGTCAAGCACGCTGATGGCGGTGAATCAAACAATCGCGGCTGCCCAGCAGCGCACTGAGCTTATCGCTCGGCTGTTTGCTGAGAATGGCATGACGAGATTATTCAAAGGGGTTCTTCGCCTAATCATTCAGCACCAAGATCGTCCGCGCATGATTCGTCTGCGGAATGACTTTGTGCAGATGTCGCCAGACGTTTGGAATGCTGATATGGACGTGGTGAGCAATGTTGCCCTGGGCCGAGGCGGCGATCAGGAGCGAATGGGTATGCTCCAGCAAATATCGCAAAAGCAAGAAATGATTATGCAGCAAATGGGGCCAGATAATCCATTGGTCAATGCGCAGAACTATTATTCGACGATGACCGCGATGCTTGAGCTTGCAGGCTTTAAAGACATCAATCGATTCTTTTCTGATCCTGCGCAGTACCAGGCACCACCTCCACAAGAGCCACCACCTGATCCGAATCAGGCCTTGATCGAAGTGCAGATGCAATCGATTCAGGCTGACATCCAGAAGAAGCAGGCAGAGCTTGAGCTCGATCGCGAGAAGATGATTCGCGAGGACGATCGACGGCGTGATCGTGATGAGGCGGACGTGCTGCTAAAAGCAGCAGAGCTTACCGCACGTTACGGCGCCCAGGTCGATGTCGCTCAAATCAGGTCAAACACGGAGCGAGACAGAGAATTAATGAGGCAAATGGCGAGCGTGAATAATGGGCAAAACAGACCACCAATATCTTGAAAATCTTCAGCGAATGTTCGACGAGCCGGACTTCGCGGAGATGGTTGGCAGGGTAAAGCTAGAACTTTTTGATCAGTGGCAGCGTGAGCGGAAACTCGATAATCGAGAGAAGATTCACGCAAAAATGGAAGCAATCGACCACCTGGTAGGTGCCATGAGATCGGCCGCAGACTCGATTGCTTTCGATAAAAAAAGGAGCAGGTAATTTATGAGTGATAGAATAGAAGGTGAAGACGGCGCTACATATGGCCTGTCTGATGCGCAAAGTGCAATAGCAGATTTTCTCGCACCCCAAGAGGACAATGCGGGGCGTTTGCAAGAGCAAGTTGACGAGTCCGATGAGGGCGAGGCTGACTTTGACGAGGATGAGTATGCGGAAGACGCGCTCGAATCAGACGAAGAAGAAGCCGAACTGGATGATGATGAATACGAGTCGGAAGAAGAAGACTCCGGCCCCGCTGAGACTTTCACTGTAAAGGTAAATGGTGAAGAAGTATCGGTCGGGTTAGATGAACTTTTGGGCGGCTACTCACGTCAGGCAGATTACACGCGTAAATCGCAAGCATTATCGGAGGAGCGAAAAAGCTTCGAGCAAGACCGTGATGCGATAAATTTAGAGCGGCAGCAATATTCGCAATTATTGGGAGCGCTGCAGAATCAGTTAAGTGGAATGGATGAGCAGGCACCGGACTTCGATCGGATGTATGACGAAGATCCAATAGAGGCGGCTCGTTTAGAACGACAATGGACTAAGCAGCAAAAAAGCAAGCATGAAAAACTGCAGGCTATACATCTGGAGCAACAGCGGGTATCGCAAGCTAACCAGCAGTATCAGACCGAGCAGATTCAGCAAGTTTTAGCGCAAGAGGTGGCGATGCTACCTGACGTGATACCAGAGTGGCGGAACGAAGAGTTAGCCGCTCGGGAGCGCGAAGAGCTGCGAGCGTATCTGATCGAATCGGGCGTGGCGGAAGAAGAGCTGCAAGCGTTGGTCAGAGCTAACCATATTAAAGTTTTGCGCAAAGCCATGCTCTACGATAAAGGTCAGAGCAGGATCAGGAAGGCCGCTAAAGAGGGTCGTTCCAGCAAGACGGTTAGGCCAGGCAGTCGTAATGGGCAAGTTGCGCCCAGTTCACGAAAACAGAAAAACGCTCGTCAACGTCTTGCAAACAGCGGCCGAGTCGCAGATGCGGCAGGCCTTATTGAATCCATGTTATAAGGGCAATCAGACATGACTATCGTTACAAATACTTTTACTCGCTACGCCGCCAAAGGCATTCGCGAAGACTTGGCAAATGTTATTTTCAACATTTCCCCCCAAACCACTCCTTTTGTCAGCAACATGACCAAGCGTCGTTCTGTTAAGAATACGTTTTTTGAGTGGCAAACAGACTCCCTCGCCGCCGCAGCAGCTAATGCTCAGATCGATGGCGATGACCTGTCTGGCTTTACCGCTGTTACGCCAACGGCTCGTCTCGGTAACTATACACAGATCTCTCGTAAAGACTTTGTCATCGCTGACAACCTTAGCGGCGCTCTGGATTTAGCTGGTCGTCGAAGCGAGATCGCTTATCAACTGGCTCGAAAGGGCGATGAGCTCAAGCGCGATATGGAGTTCAATCTTTGTGGCGTGAACCAGGCTGGTGTTGCTGGTAGCACATCCACTGCTCGCAAGACAGCTTCCTTGTCTGCATTCCTGCGCACCAATACGTCTCGCGGCGCTACTGGTACTGACCCCACCGTAAGCAATGGCGTCGTTAATACGGCAGCCGGCGACGGTACGCAAAGACCAATGACCGAGGCCTTGTTGAAGGGTGTTCTGCAGAGCGTTTGGGCAGAGGGCGGTGAGCCTAAGATGTGCATGGTCGGACCCCACGTCAAGACTGTGATTTCAGCCTTCACCGGCATTGCAGCTCAGCGTTACATGGCGCCGTCAGATTCCCCTACCACCATCATTGGTGCGGCTGACGTTTACTTGTCTGACTTCGGTTCTGTGCAGATTGTTCCTTCTCGTTTTTCACGATCACGCGATGCTTACATCATCGATCCAGATCTGTGCGAGTTGGCTACGCTTCGTCCGATCCAGAGCGAAGAGCTTGCGAAGACGGGAGACGCTAGTAAGTACATGCTTCTGGCCGAGTACGGCTTGCAAGTTAACCAAGAAGCTGGCCTGGGCGTTATCGCTGACTTGGCCGATAGTTAATAGGTGAAAAATGGAAGATCGACGCACACTGAACTTCGATAGCGACGCGCTTATTCGCACTGACTTCGGTTATGAGACAGGGGATACGCTGAACGATGACACAATTATCATCAGCGAAACCCAGGACATAACTGCGATCATCGAGGCGAATAAGCGCAGCGCCAATGCAATTGATCGTCATCAAAAGCATGGCGAGTGGAGTAAGGTGGCGTCGATTCCATTAAGCATTTATTACGATTTAAAACGGCAGGGCATCGTTGATGACCCTGTCCGTTTAAAGCGCTGGTTAAATGACAGCGACAATAAATACTTCCGAACTCGAGGTGGTGTCGTTTAAGTGGCAATAGCTAATTATTCAGACTTGCAAAGTAGCATTGCTGGGTGGCTCAATCGAGACGACCTAACAGGCGCTATTCAGGATTTTATATTTCTTGCTGAAGCAGATTTTCAGCGAACCATTCGCCATCGATTTATGGTGAAGCGATCTGACGCGACGCTCGATAGTGAGTACAGCGCCACGCCTAGTGATTGGGTCCAGAGCGTTCAGCTCATGCTCAAAACGAACCCAGCACAATCGCTTGAGTATGTGACAAACGAGGCGATGAATGATTTGAAGGGCGCAGGAAGCGCCGCCGGCAGGCCATTATTTTACACGCATGTCGGCACCGAGATTCAAACGTACCCGGCACCAGACGGTGATGGCTATACGGGCGAGCTCGTTTACTACGCAAAGATTCCGAACCTGTCAGACAGCGAGCCCACCAATTGGCTTTTAACGTTGGCGCCGGATATTTATCTATATGGCGCGTTAATTCAATCGGCGCCGTATCTGCGTGATGATGAAAGGCTTGGCGTCTGGGCAAGCATGTACCAAAGAAAGATCGAAGACATGGTTGTTAGTGATCAACGAACTCGCGGCCAGACCAGTGTAAGAATGAGAACGAGGGCTTTACAGTAATGGCATTTACCGATTATTTAGAAACAAAGCTTCTAGCTCACACCTTCTCGGCCACGGCCTACACGTCCCCAGCGACTGTGTATGTCGCGCTGTATACGGTTGCGCCCACTGACTCGACTACAGGTACTGAGGTCACTGGCGGCGATTACGTTAGAAAGGCAGCAGCATTTACGACCACCGGGAACGAGGCGACTAATAGCGCTGCTATTGAGTACCCGACCGCAACAGCCGATTACGGTACTGTGGTTGCGGTTGCGGTGCTTGACGCATCGACTGGTGGCAACATGCTGGCATTTGCAAGCCTGGCAGTGAGCAAGACCATATCGACCGGGGATGTTTTGCGCATACCGGCTGGTGACTTGGATATAACGCTCGACTGATGAGCGAGCCAACAGGATTTGGATATGGGAGCTGGGGTGCCGGCAGATGGGGCGAATGGTCTTATGACGACGTCGCTGCAACCATTACCGCGTCTTCGGGTTCCGGCTCGGCTGGTATTCGTGTCCAGCAGGTCTCAGCTACCGCGAGCCAGATCTCTGTCGTTAGCGTCTCAGGACAAAGAATCAGAACCGCCGCAGCGACTGTTGCGGCCTCCTCATCTGCAAGCGCTTCTGTTGGCCGGATTAGGCCGGTTTTGGCAACGGTTGCGGCTGTTAGCAGCAGCACTGCGGCAGCGATTCGTATCGCAGAAACATCAGCCTCAATGTCGGCCAGCTCGTCAAGCTCTGCTAATTCCGACACGATTTCGGTCGCTGCTGCACAAATTCAGGCAGCGTCCGTCTTTACCGCTAGAGCAGGGCAGGTTTGGTATGGCGCGGCAGCTATTGTGGCTGATAGTAACTTTAACGCTTCTGCTGACCTTAAGTGGGTTAGGCAAGGCACTGCAAGCAGCGATTGGTCAGATCAGTCGAATGCGAATACTACTTGGACAACACAAATCATCGCTGCCACTAATTGGCAAAAAGCTGCGTGAGGATTAATTGAATGGCATCTACATATGAAAACTCGCTTCGTCTGGAGCTAATTGCAACTGGCGAAGCAGCATCAACCTGGGGCGATAAAACTAACGACAACCTTACCGCTATTGCCGCAGCATTCGGCTACGCGACGCAAGATGGTTTTGCGGCCGATGCCAATGCAACCACGACGGTTGCTGATGGTGCGGCGGACCCGGCGCGTGCGCTTTATTTTAAGATCACATCGTCTGCGACATTGACTGCAACTCGCACGCTCACCATCGCGCCCAACACTATCAGTCGAGTGATGTGGATCGAGAACGCCACGACCGGATCTCAATCGATTGCGATCAGCCAGGGCAGCGGCGCGAATGTTACGATACCTGCCGGCAAGACTGCGGTCGTCTACCTGGATGGTGCCGGCGCTGGCGCCTCAGTTGTTGACGCGATGGCTTCGCTTAATATCGACGGGAGCATTTCAGCAGGAGCGGCGACGTTTAGTGGCACCGTCACGGCTGATGGGCTTACTGTCCAGACAACTAATGGTTTAAACGCAGTGCTTGAAAGCACCACTTCGTATCAGTACCTACAGTTTAAAAATAGTGGCTACACTGAGAACTACATTGATTTTACTAACCGTGACTTTCATGTCCTTTGCGATAACGTAAACCGTTTTACCATCAACGGCACTACAGGAGCGGCGACGTTTAGTGGTGATGTCGGCCTTCCGTTGGGTGCTATCATTAATTTTTCTGGCCGTGGAAACATAACGCACGATGCCTCCACTTTTGACATTGCCTTTAATACTAATAGCTTGGCAAACGCATTTGTAGTCAAAGGCACAGGAGCCGCCACCTTTAGTGGTGATGTCGCAGTCACCAAAACAGCAGGCAATACTGCCATAATGTCTGTCGCAGGTAACGGCAACACGGTCGGTGTAACTGATGCAATAATCGCGCAGGATGGCGGCAATAACGTCATGTATGTAGTCAATCGAGCGAACGCCGCTATCAACTTTGGGACTAACAACGCTTTTGGCCGCATGACGCTCGACGCCAGCGGCAATTTGTTGGTGGGTAAAACTGTAACATCCTCATCTACGGCAGGTATGCTTATAGGCTCTAATGGTCGCTTTGATGCTGTTCGAGATGGTGGATATGTAGGTTATTTTAACAGATTAAGCTCTGACGGCGACATTGCTATATTTGCCAAAGACGACACACCTGTAGGTAGTATTGGTAATTCAGGCACTACTGCTATGTATGTTGGCAGCGGAGACACGCAGTTGTTGTTCAAAGCTGACGAAGATCAGATGGTGCCTTTTTCCGCAGGTGGTTATAGAGATGCTGCCATTTCACTAGGTCGGACAAATAGCCGCTTCAAAGACCTATACCTATCAGGCACTGTCTCAGCGGCCAGAGCTACTATATCCGGCCCTATTACAAATGGTAACGCAGGTCTTATCGCCGCTGCCAGCACCGCAGCTAGTGATCTGGGTTCTGCTGGGATGTCCGTATTAAAGTATGACAATAGTACATCAACGTCGCAGGTCTTCTTCAGGTTTCTAATAAATCAAGGCGCTGCTGGGTGCGGTCAGATTAATGCAAACGGCCCTTCATCGGCAGCGTTTGGTAGCTGGTCTGACGCTACATTAAAAGAAAACATTATTGATCTGCCAGACCAGTACGACAATATCAGAGCCTTACGCCCTGTTGAGTTTGACTATATTGAAAGTGAAGGCGGTGGGCATCAAATAGGTTTTATCGCACAAGAGATGCAGGAGGTTTATCCATGCTGTGTTGGCGAACGCGATGATGGCAAGCTGACTATTAGCGGCTGGAACAAAACTGAAGCGCGCCTTGTAAGCGCCCTGCAATCTGCAATGAATAAGATTGAAGACCTAACCGCACGACTCGAAGCCTTAGAAGGAGCATAACAAATGGACTACCTATTAGATTTTTACATTTTTGCAACATCACTGGTCACGGCGGCTAGTGTCGTTGCGAACTATACTGACACTCCGAAAGATGACCAATGGGTGGCGAAGGCTTACAAGCTCATGGAGACATTTGCTTTCCTTAACAATAAGGCGAAACAAAAATGAACTGGAATATTGCACAACTCGAACGAACTGTCGCTGATGGCGGCGTGACCATTGCTCACTGGAGAGTTTCAAAGACTGACGGCGATTACTCTGCCAGCAGTTACGGCACTTGCTCGTTCACGCCTGATGAAGCTGCTGAAGACTTTGTGGCTTTTGAAGACCTGACCGAAGAAATCGTACTGGGCTGGGTTCAGGCGACGATGGACGTTGAAGCTCTTGAAGCAAGCTTTGATGCCAATATCGAGTTGCAGAAAAATCCTGTGAATGCTTCTGGGTTGCCGTGGTAAATGATCGAGGTCATGGCTGCACTGGCCGTTGCTAACTCTGCATTTAAAAGCGTCCAAACCTTGATGGGTCGCGGCGCAGAGCTTGAGCAGATGGCAGGGCAGTTAGGCAAATGGTACACAGCAGCAAGCGACATCAGGGCTGCTGGAGAATTGCAAAAGCCGAGCGCGTTTAGACGCTTGGTTGCTTCTGAGTCTGTCGAGACTGAGGCGTTAAATCAAATCATCG